TTGGTAGATAATTATGATGAAATTTACAATGAATGCAAAGAATTTAAAGACAATGATGGAGAAAGGAATGGCTGCAATTAATAAAAAGGCAACTCTCTCAACACTGACAAGATTATATTTTCAGATAGATGAAAATGGAATCCTCAAAGTTTGGGGAACTGATATGGAACATTGGGCAGAAGTTAGAACGGATAGTGTTTATGATACTCAGCCAGGAGTTTTTGGAATTGATGTAGATGATATTAAAATCATTTCAAAAATGAGTGGTGAAATTACATTAGAAGATGTAACTACCGAGAATATGGAAGTAGGCAAAATCAATATAAAGTGCGGAAAGAAAATTGTTACAATTCCTCGTTATCAGAATACAGACATATTTCTTCCGTCAATGGATGAAAGTAAAAAGAAAATTATGTCCATAAAAGAGAATTGGTTACTTGAAACACTTGTTAATCTTAATACATATACAAGTAGCAATGATAATATGAAGATGATGCAGGTATTCAATTTTAACACAAAGTCAAAGAGAATTGAAGCTCTTGATGGTTACAGAATTGGAATGAGAACACTTGAAAATCAGACCATTTATGAGACAACGGAAAGTCCATTTGATACGGTCAAAATTCATAATAAGTGTGTTCCTGTGTTTAAAAAGTTGATGGATAAGAAGTCTGAAAAGGAAATTGAAATCTATCAGGATGGAAAATATATCAGGATTGAAGGAAATGATTTTACATACATTATTCGTAGAATTGACGGAGATTATTTCAAAGTAGACAGTATGCTTGATATGTCTGATGATTATAGATTTGTACCTGATAGAGAACAGATTCTTGAAGCAATGAAGTATGATGCAGAATTAAGAAAGACATCTGGTGCAGATAAGAAACCAGTCGTATTACATAGTGAGAATGGAAATTTATATTCATACATTGTAGCAGGTAAATATGAAGCATTTGATGAATTTGAGACTAGCGAAAATAACATGAAGGATAACTTCTATATTGGGCTTAATCCACAGTTCCTTGCAGATGCATTTAATATTGTAGATTCTGATAAACCTTTATGTTTTGGCACAAGTAACAAAGCACCATTGCTCATTAATGGAAACGAATATAAGATTTTAATATTACCTGTGAATATTGGAAATGAAGATTGTAGTGCAGAATTTACAAAGAGAATTAGAGGTGAGGTGGCATAAGCCACCTTGCTTGTGAAAAAAGTGAGGTTGATTGATATGGTAGAAATCAAAATAGATAACACAGGCGATGGAACATGGTGGCTGTACAATAGTAATCAGGGTTGGAAAGATTATTGTGGTTGTGAAAACTTCGATGAACAGGTTGTTCTTACAGGTAATAGAGATTTTACAGGATGTACTGAGGCAGAATGGTATCAGAATGCAAAAAAGATTTTGGACGATATTGATTGTTATGACGAATATCCAACGGATGTATCTGATGAAGTGAATGCAAAATTAAAAGAAATGTATGATAAATGCAGATGTACAGAAGATATTCTGGTTGATGTAATTAGACTTCTTTATCCAGAAGACACCTTTAAAACTGGAACAATCAGAGGGTATAGCCAAGGAGATTGGCAAGATTACATTGTCATGGGAGATGTGGATACAGATTTACTTGAAGCAATGTATTTTGGAAAGATTTCTGATATTACAGTAACAACGGACGAAGAAGAATTTGGAGATGTAATCACTCATGATGAACTATGGAGAGCAGAAAGAGAAGAGGGATTAAAAGAATTTTTCAGAAATCATTACGAACTTGATAAGGATGAAGAAATTCATATCTTACAGGCAGACGGATATAAGCAGGTAGTTGATTGGAAAGCAGTTGGATAAAACCAAAAGAAAGAACTGTTTATTTAGAAAGTGAGGTAGTAAATATGACATATTATGAAACAAAAATCGGAAAAATAATCGATGAGGAATTTGATTCACGAATGGGAAATGCAGTTATTTCCTATATCATGGATGAAGGAATGGGAAATGTAAAAGAGATTACCGATGATCAGATTGAAGAACTCGAAGGTAATGGACTCATGACACAGGATTTTGTTCAGTCATTAGTAAGGTGTGCAAGACGGATATGCAATGAGTGTGAATTGATTGAGTTGATTGAGTTCATTCGATTACACTTGTGGTGTACTCCAACAGTACATGACGTGTATTTATATAGAGAAGATTTGACAGATGATTCATTCGCAGAACTGCTTGACAATCTCGAACTTGATGAAAGTGAAGTCGGTGAGGAAATTAAATTATTTGCAGTTGTTGATAAGGATTGTTTAAAGGAGTGATTAGTATGATGACAAGAGAACGGTTTGTAGAGACAAACTGGAAAATGAGTTATGAGGAATATCAAAAATGCGATTGTACTGAATGCAAAAAAGAAGAGTGTCCGCATAGAGGAGCATATAGAAGAGTACCTGAAATTGATGGTGGACTTGGTTTATGTCCTAATCTGAATGGAGAGTGATGAAAATGTACAAAGTATATCAATTAACGGATGAAGAGAAAAATAAAATTGTACGACTTCGTTGGGATGGAGATACACATTACTATGATGTATTTGAATCACAAGAAGAGTGCGATGAAGAGCAGAAAAGACTAGATAAAATTGAAGCAGAATATAAAAAACAGAAAGCTGATTATTTAAAAAATTGTAAGGGAGAGTGATTGAAATGTTCAAATATATTATCAGTTATGATGGCGGTCAGTTAAGAGATAGTGGAGATTTTGAATGGGGATTATTTGATTCCTATGGTGAAGCAGAAGAAGCTGCCAATGATGCAAAAGAAGAATATATGAATGATTGGGACATTGAAGGCAGTGAATATGATCCTGATGATTTCTGTATTGAGATTGTGGAGGTGTGAAATGGAAGCTGTCGAAACAATGATATTAAAAGATGATGCAGAAAAGCAAATTGTATTAAATCGAGGACTTTTAATAAAAACATTTAGTGTAAGTGTTTATAATAAAAAGACAAGAAAAGAAAGGGTTTATAGAAATAAGAGAATAATGTACAAATTGATAAAGGAATGTATATAGAGAGGATTTAATTATGCAATATAAAAATAGATACACAGATAAAGCAAAACAGAATGCATATATGAATGCTTGTGATTGTCTATATTTTGGATTTGGAAAGATTTTTTGGAATGATTGTGGATGTAATGATGATTCAGTATGGGATCAAGCAATGAGAGATATGCAGGATTTGTAAGGGAGAATAAATGAATAGCGATAGTTAAAGCAGAGATTTAATTATCTCTGCTTTTTCTAAATACATATAAAGGAGGGAAGTTAGTATGAAACCATATCAGAAATACGGTGACTTTTATGTTCCAGGTGAAGACATCAAGTTTCCAACAGAAGATGAAGCTTTGGAATACATAAGAGAGAACTACTAACAATGAGAGGCATCGGCTGTGACAGCAGCCGTGTAAGTCCTCAACTCCTTATATGAAGTATAACATAAAATGAAATGGAGAGCTATTAAAACATGGAGATTTTGGACAAGAAACGGAGTGATGAAAATGAAGAGAACACCAAAAATAATTAAGCAGCAAACGGAAGAATGGTTAGATGAACGGTGGACGATTGCAAATATGAAAGATGTAAGACCGCAAGACATGAGTTATTACATGGGAGCTTTGAAGGCTCTTGAGTTTGCAGGGTATGAATGGAAACGTGATGCAGATGGTAAGCATACATTATTTAAGTAGATTGGAGACAAATGAAGACGAAGAATATAATAAAATGTCCTGAGAAATGCAAAAATTGTGAATATAGAAAAAAATATTGACTATATCAGACCATATAATTTTTGCAAAAAATTAAATGTATCTTTTTCAGGTGATGAACCAAAATCATTTTTTAAATGTAGATAAAGTATAAGCACAGTAAATAGCAATTTCAAATGGAAAGGATGGTTGATTTTATGAAAACAGATAAATTAGAAAAATATCTTGATGAATTATCAGACGGAACAGATTTTGATTTTAGAATATCAGAAATAAAGAATGGTGAAGTTGAGTTATGCATGCAAGGAGATAACCCTTGCAATGAGGATTGGTGTACTGAAATTACAATTAAGAATCCAAAGACAAAGAAAGAATTAATAGAGACTTTACACGAAAAAATGTGGGAACTTTATGATGATTTTGATGTCGAGGAAGAAACATATCTTATGTTAGAAGCAAAGAGAAATGGGTTTCAAGGTGTTCCTGGTGTGGTTGATCTCGTACATAATGAGGAATA